AGTCCTTACCTGCGCCACAATCAATATCAATAAACAAAGAGCGCATCTTGACTGCGTTCTCTGCCGTGCGATTCTTTTCGTTGAATGTTGCTAGAGCATAAAAGGTGTTGTAACCCTTATCATCAAATGCTTTGGCAGCCGCATACAACTCGTCAATCGTATTAACGAATACGTGCTCTCTTTTTGCTGTGCTAAGTTCAACGGCGCAATAAACACCCGAAGTCGGTAGCACAGTCGCTAGGAATTCCTGCGACGTCATGTGAAACCTCTCGAGTTATAGTTTTTGGGCTAAGCGTTTAATTAGTTCAAGCTGGTAGGCTTGCGGTAGTTTCTGTTCCTGCGCCAATCGTTCTGAAAAGGTAACGAGTTCTTTATCGGTTAATGCTAGTGGGTTCATTTTGATTTCTCGCATTTTCTCATCGCCTCTTCGGATGTTTGACTTGATTGTAGGATGTTCAACAAAGACTGAACTCGCATTCTATACGCAGGCGTAACGTCAGTGCCGCTGAACCAGTTGTATACAGTTTGTCTTGTTGCGCCAGTAAACTTCGCAATTTGTATTACAGGGAAATCTAAATGTATTGCCCAACGCCCAAGCTGATTCCCTAAGGTCTTCGGCGCCGCTTTTGTTGTACGTCTAATGTCGTCTGAGTAAGCCATATTATTCTCGTTATGTTAGGTGAATGGGTGGGGGAGTATAAGCTCACGTTGCAGTTTCCTGAGTGCCGACAACTGCTAGGCTTATACGGCTTAAACGGCCTGCCTCCCCCGAAACTGATTACTCGTCGTCCCACTCATCAACAGTCTTAGCGAGATTGCTTGACTCTTTCTTAGGCACCGCAGTAGATTTAGGTGCAGGCTTGCGCTTCTCAGGCTCGTCCACAACTTCGTCTTCCTCAGCTTCTACCTTAGGGGCTTTAGCTTTAGTAGCTGGCTTAGCGCCTTCTAACTGCAACGGCTTGTCAGCAGGTTTAGAAACTGACATTGTTACTGCCATCTTAGCCTCAGGTGTTTGACCTTTATCAACCGCAATAGCGTACTCGTCATCTTCTAACCAACGAACAGGTTGGAAAAACAACTTAGGCACCGCGGCTTTTGTATCAAAACGTAAGCGGGTAACCAATGTCTCAGGGTTAATGTTCTGCGCCGCTAAGTAACGAGCGTAGGCTTGTAGAGGGCGCTTGTCTCCGTCTTCTTTACCGAAGATAGATGTTGCGGCTAGGGTCAACTGCATTACGTCACCAGCAACATCGTTAGCCAATACAACTGCTAAACGTTGAGAGAAACGGCATGCTTTTGATTCGCCTTGACCTGAGCCCTTAACGTTCATTGGGCATGATGCGCAGTCGTGTGCCTGTGGTTCTTCAATAGATGCGTCAGGTGTATCGCCGTTGGCTGACCAGCAGTCAGGACCTTTTGTCTCGCCCTCAACGTATTGACCTGCGTAGAATGTACGGCTAATTTTTGGTGCCGCATTAACAATAACCACATCAAGGTGGCGGTCGTCAATAGAAGTAATCTCTTTACCATCAGCCACCAAGCGGAATACACCGCCTTTGATTGAGATACGCTTGCTACCACCACCGCTACCTCCACCTGTAAGGCTCTTGGCTAGTGTTGATAGTTCACCCTTGCGTGCAAATGCGGGTGCTTGTGATGCATTAAAGTTGGCTAATTCGCCCATGTTTATGATTCCTTATTTAGTTGGTTTACGAACGGTTACTGCATACTCAGACATAGAATTCAAACCTGCGGGTACAACCCCTGGGTTCTCTTCCAAGAACGTTGACATGTTCTTCTGCGCTATGCGCTTCTCAAACAAATCTAACGCGTCATGCTCCACAACAAACTGCTTGAATGAATCCCAATCGTCTGTGTAGTAGCGAGTCTTTTGAGACAAAATTATAGTACCTTCATCGGTGCGAACCGAGTTGATACCTGACGCCAACATTTGGTCTTTCATGGCGCTTTTAATCTCATCTTGTTTGGCTTTAAGCTCTTCAAGCTGTGTCTCGTAGGTGAGAGTAAGCTCTTGAACCTTTGTGTATATCTTACGATACACACGTGCTAGTTTATCTAGCGGTATTACATCCTCTTCGTTTGGCATTTTCTGCTCCTTTGTAAAGTATTTTACATCATTAGAGACGGGTGTTCAACCCAACATAGGGTTTTTCTTAGGAAATAATTTCATCCCTATACAGGCTCAACAAGAGGTCGTGTCCTTCAACACGTTTCTCAAGCTGTTTGAACATACGCTTCTCTATTTCACTGCCTTGTAAGTGTATCACTGTGACGTTTGTTGAGTTCTGCCCAATTCGGTCGGCACGCGCAATACACTGCAAGTAGGTTTCAACAGACATAACTGGTCCATAAAAGACAACAGTGTCCGCCGCTGTTAATGTTACACCATGTGATGCTGCTTGTGGTTGAATAACTAAAACTTTAGGTTTATCAGTAGTTTGGAAACGCTTGAATATATCAGTGCGCTTGTTAACACCAACATCACCATGAATAACTTCGCACTCAACATTGTGCTTTATTAAAAAGGTTGAGATAGTCTCAATGCTGTGTCTGAACGGTGCAAAGATAATAACCTTACGGCTAGTCTCTTCAAGAACTTCTAGCAACACGTTGAGGCGTGGTGCGCAATCAAACTCCACAACTTCTTTATCGTCGGTATACGCCGCACCTGCACTTATCTGCAACAGCTTGCTAACGCCTGCGGCGGCATTAACCGCTGAGATTGTTTCGCCTGCAGCCTGCACTAGCATGCGCTCCTTAAGCATTCTGTAATACTTAACTTGTTGCGGTGTCAACGGCACTTCGCGTGTCTCTGTAAGCACTGGTGGCAAGTCGGTGCACTCTTCTTTTGTATACCTAATCGCAGGTTGCAACGCGTCGTACACATCTTGTTGTGCATTAATCTTCGGTGCCCATTTAAACTTTGTAATCTTGTTCATTACTTTGTCACGCCATGCAGTAGCAAACTTAGGCACGCCAGTAGGATTAACTAGCTTAGCTAAACCGTATGCATCAACAGGCGACTGCGATGCAGGTGTACCCGTCATCATCCACAACATAGTGTCAGGTTTAAGAATCTTGTTAAGCGACTTCCACCGTTTGGTGCTTGAGTTCTTGTATGCGTTTGCCTCATCAACAATCACTAGGTCAAACCTGCCGTCATTAACAATTTCTTCAGCAATCAAGTTCAAGCCATCGTAGTTGACCACCACAAACTCGTAGTCACCTTGAACCATCTCAATACGACGTGATGCCTGCGTATGGTGTGCCGCAATTACAGACCTGTGGATGATGCTCTTACCAACACTACTAATCCACGCGTCGTGCATGATTGACAGAGGGCATAGAATTAATACACGTCGTACATGCCCGAGCTTCATCAAGTAGTCTGCCGCCCATAGCGCTGAGAAAGTCTTGCCAGTCCCTGGGTCGTTGAACACAAAGGCACGTCTGTGTAGCGTCAAGAAAGATGATGTATCAATCTGATGTGCAAACGGCTTGTGCCGACCGGGCCAACCATACTTTGCAGTAATGGGCGACGTCAAGTTCTTAACACCTAGGTTGCGGAGCACACGCGTTTCGTCTAGCCCCCAATACACAGCTACTTCATACGTACCATTATCTTCGCTGACTATCTTGCTTCTTGGTATAACGCTGTACTTGTCAGGGTTGCGAGTTTTAAAAAGCAACGCTTTGTTTTCTATTATTTGCATTATTCAATAATCCTGTATACGCAGTGGTACTGATTTACAAACGTGTGCTTCTCTAACTTGTTGGCGCCAACTAATCTAATCAAAGTCAACCGCCAAAAGTCATCATCCATAAACTCTTGTTCAGCAACCCATTGAGAACCCCAACGTGCTAGCCACATATCCGCCAAAGAAGAAAGAGGTGCTTGCATAGCTTCATGCTTGAGGTCTTCTTCTCGCAACGGCTTATAGCCGATTGTTTGTTGAATCGGCTCAGGTATTGACACCGAAGCTAAAGGGGTGTTGTATACCTGCCTAAATCTCTCAAGCGCTTTAGCGTAGTCATCATCGCTTATACCCATTATTTAATCGACCCATCTGATTTGCGTTTGTATGAGCGGTTAGCGGTGGCTGGTACGGCTTTGAGATTTGAGCGAGTTGTTGTACCACCCTTGCTTAACGGCTTCTTGTGGTCTACGTCTTTGCCATCACCCTTGTGCACCACACCCTCACGCTCCAACATACGGCGTGCTTTGTTGCGTTGTGCTCGCTTCTTCTTAACGACTTCTGTGCCGTCGTAGTTAGCGTATTCTGTCTTGTAATCTCTTTTTGTTGCCATGTCTATCTCCTAGTGCTTGGGGTTAAATTCACAACTCTTTACCTGACACCAACCACATAACGGTGTTTGCGTCGGGTTCCATACGTCATTGTCCATGCATTGTGCAAGCTTGGCTACCCTCTCTCGATAACGCCACCAGTGGAAATCCTTCTCCTCTACGGTCATCGTTTGCGTAACGATGGAGTTCTTCACAACGAATATCAGAGCAGAGTTAACTTGGCGTACATGTGGGAAATGAGCAAACACCATCAAAGACATCAGGATTAACTGGTCTATGTCAGGGTATCTGTCGTTGCCCGTTTTGTAATCCACCACCTTAGCCTTGAGTCCATCGTCATCAATAATTACCAAGTCGGCTACACCACGTGCCCATACATCAGGGTCTTTAAAATCACAGGGTGTTAAGTCTTCCTTTACACCCATCTCAAGCTCACATAACTTGCGACCTGTTTTCTTCTTAAGTGCATCCAGCGTGGGCTGAACAAACTCAAACTCTTTGGGTAGTGGTACGTTATCTCGTACATAATGCTCAGCCGCTTCATGTACTTGTTTACCATACAGCGTATGCACAGTGTCTGTGAACGGATAGTTCTTCAACACTTTAACTTCGTGGTAGCGCCTAGCACAACCCTCAAAGTCTTTAAGCCCTGAGTGTGACCATTTAACTTTCATTTTTTCACCGCCAAATTGTTTTGACCAATTTCGGTAATCTCGTAACCCAAGTTTTTTAAATAACTAAATAACGCTTCACGCTTCTCAGGGAACTTCCATGTCCACGCTTCAAAAATAATTGGTGGATAGTTGTTCTCAGACAGCGTATGCTCAGCACCAAGTAGCACAGAAAGCTCATGCCCTTCTACGTCAATCTTAATTAGTCGAACCTTCTCATACTGCATGGAGTCAAGCGGTATGATGCGCATGCGCTCTGTGTATCCCTCAGTCTTAACTTCATAGTCCTTGGCACGCGTATCAAAGTCAATACTGAATGCGCCAATATTGTTTTCTGCAGAGTAGTCGGGTAAGACGTAGCTAGTAACACGTTGCTCATTACTCAAACCAAACTGGTGCGCATATACATTACTTAATCTGTTTAAAAATATGTTGGCACATAGTTGGTAGTAGACAATACGTTGTGGCTCAAAAGCTTCAAACTGTAGATGAGCGTTTCGCTTGGCGAGAGGGATAACATAACTTCCCAAATTAGCACCAACATCAATAACAATGCCGTCAGTGTGTTGAACCAAAATGTTGTTCGATAACTCTTGAAGCTCAGCCTCATAGCCACCACTGCGGACAGCGTTGCTAACAATATCATTATGCTTAAAGAGGGCATAGTTCAGGTCTCCGTCGGTAGCTAGGTGAATGTCAGGTAGGCTCATTATTTCTTCTTTCGGCTAGTTTTATTTTTGTGTGTTCAATTAGATATGTTTCTAGGGGTATGCTTAACTCTTCTGCAATGTGTATCTGCTCGTCTGATAGCTCAAACTCAAAAACAACTTCATCATTTTTTTTAATAATTAACTTCATTTAAGATTACCACCCGCTTTAATGATGTCGCCACCGTAGATGTATGTGCCAACGTGTTCTAACTTAATGAATGGGTTAGCGTATATCTTGCCACCATTCTTACGCCACAATTCGCAGAAGTGGTAGTCCTCAGATAACAAGCAACCTGATTCGTCAATACTTGTAGCAAAGTATTCTTTAGTCTCAGGTTTGAGGTAGTTACCGTTAGCATCTTTAACGGTGCTTGGTCTGTATGTAGGGACTTTGTCGGCTAAATCATCAAACACTTTACGCTTGATAAGCATGAAGCCCGTACCACCGTGGCGCACTTCGATACAACCTGACTCGTCTGTATGTAGTTCTTGACCTAGCTCATGCGCAAAGTTTAATACGAAAGCACCTGAGTAATCCTTCAACCCTGTAGTCTTGCCTTGAGCAACTACCTTCTCAACTGCAACCCAGTCAACTTCTTTTTTAGGGTAGATACCGCAAGCAATGTCTTTATCTGCCGCCATTAAAGTAGCAACTGCTTGCCCATCAAAGCCGATGTCGGCGTCAATGAACATTAGGTAATCAAAGTTCTTCTCTAAGAAGATACGTGTCAACTCATTACGTGCACGGGTAATCAACGATTCGTTGCCCATCTGTACGAAGTAAACTTGCACCCCAATAGACTGCATTTTGTTAATAGTCTGTAGTACACCAACCATGAAGTTACCTGTACACATACCACCGTACATAGGTGTCGCAATCATCAGGCTTGGTTTTTCTTTATTGATTGTTACTGTTTCAATGCTCATTTTGTTTTTTCCTCTTTTGGTTGTGGTTAATCGTTTCGTTCTCTATCTTTTCGTTCTCGTTGTTCACGTTGTTCTCTCTGTTGTTCTTGCGGGGTCATAATAAATCTGTAATGTGTTTAAGTTTTTTTGCTAAAGCGCGTTTAACTTTTTTGTAAGCACGCCTTTCAATCTGTTGCACTGCATTTCTTGTAATGCCTAGTTCATCTGCAACTTCTTGTTGGGTCATGCCGTCGTAATCAAGCACTCGAACATGGTTTGGTTTCTTGGGTTTCATTTTCTTAGTTCTTCAAAGTTATAAAACCACTCATCTTTTGCAGTCCACTTGGCATGGTTCTCTACGCTATACACCTCGGTTGGTATCTTGAAGTCAGGTGTTTTAAGTACGGCAGGCACAAGTGACACGTCATACCACAGGCATCTGTTGTTAGGTTGACACGCAAACTGTCCATTGTCTAGCTTAATAAAGTTGTACGACTTGTGCTCTTCAACGCCTTCACTAAAGCTAGTGTCCAAACGGTTAGCATCAGGACTGGCAAAGTCAATCGTGAACAAATAATTACCAAAGTGAAACTGTTTATCCTTACCAAAGAACTTAACCTTAAGACCACGTAGATTAGACTTCTCAATCACAGCCATGTCATAAGACAGGCAGTCCCATATCTGTAAAAAATCTAGTGGTAGCGGGTCAGTTACTTCTTTCCACACGTATGCACTGATAGGTAACTTATCGTACAGTGCCCCGTAGTTTGTAAGCATAGACTCAATGCGAAACGCTTGACCTTTGACGGCTTTGGCAGTCATCCACACGCACGGCTCTAATTCACCATGACCTTGCTCGTGGTTATAAAGAAACTCTTTACGCACGAAGCATTTAACTGGCGGTATGTTCGCTACTAAGAATGTCATTACTTCACCAAGCACGTATAGGCTAGCTTACCAATGCGGAACTGCTTCATAGTGTCGCAGTCCTGTTGCAAGTGGTAGGTAAATGTAGCATTAGAAACCATAGTGCCAAGAGCAAATCCCACTAGCAATACAACCATAAAGTTTCTTAGCTTAGCGACCCAAGCTTTATCATCTTTAACAACTTCTTCCATTTAAAACCTCGCAGTCTTGATTGCTTGATGTAGTCGGTCGGCAAAAGCGCTGACAAACTTCTCGTTGGCGTTAAGTCTTCTTTCGCCCATGTCTTGTAGGATTACGTGTGTAAGCTCGTGCCAAAAGGTATTGGCTCTTTCGTCAACGTCGTATAGCACATTACGCTCAGGGTTGCCCTTGGCAACAATAATTTTGTTGTCGCTACGGTAATATGCACCACGGCATACGTCCTTATCAAGCTTCAACCCATCGGGTTGTTGTACAACTATCTCGGTCTCACCGACCATAACACTTTTAGGCATCTTCATTTAGCTTCTCCATATCGTTTGTTACAACCTGTTTCCGCATCAAGCGGTATTCCTTGCATGTAAGATGGTTCAACCACCATTTGTTCTAAAACCCAAGCCTCAGCTTCTTTGGCTTCGTCCTCGGGGACTAATGCTACAACTTCATCGTGCACGGTTAATACGCAGGAATACCTCTTTTGTATCCTGAGCATGCCGTCTGTCATTACACATCGTGCTACTGCTTGCACGAAGTTTTCAACTATCTTACCGCCATAAAGCTTTTTGATTGACTTCTCATCGGCGCCATAATGCCACTGGATTCTGCCTTTTTCATCGGCGGTTCCAGTTAAATTAGGATAGCGTAATGGTAGCCCACTCGGTAATCTTATGCTTTCTTTTGAAAATGTCAAGCACTTGTATTGATACTCGTTGCCATCAACCAAGCTATGTTTTATCAAGTCGTTGCTAAGACCCCATAAGTCCACAACAGGTTGTGCTTTGTCACGATAAATATCAATAATCTTCTTGGCGGCGAGACAATGAATAAGTAAATCATCATCACTACAGGTGTGCGGTATCTCAGCCATCATGTCGATGTTGCGCTTCCAGTTAACAAAATCTGACACGTCTTGTGAAGATACCCCCAACTGCTTGGCAAATGCTTTGTCATACATGGTAGGTGGTGCACCTAGGAAGCCAGTCAATAGCTGTGCACTGAAGCTAGCCCAGCCCATGCCATACCCACACCCTAGTAGCGCAGACTTGGCAGACTGCCTGAGTTCGGGGTGACTTTCTTTGTCAAGGTCTGGAATACCAAACATTTGTGCGCCGAAGCTCGCATACGCGTCCCTACCCGAAGAAAAGATGTTGAGTAGTGAGTGATAATCGCTGAGGTACGCAAGCACCCTCGGTTCAATTTGCGATAAGTCGCAGACAACAAGCGTAAATCCCATCGGTGCTTGTATAGATTTACGTAAGAAAGACCCCCGCTTGAGGTTCTGAAGATTAAGCCCCGAACCTTTGCTTGCCGACCAACGACCTGTGTGTGCGCCGTAGTAGTTAAGCGGAACAGGGAGCGTACCTCGTTGCGCAATGTCAACAAAGCGTTGAGCTCGTGTGCGTTCAAGCGTGCTTTTAACTTTAAGACGCGCCTCACAGATGAGCGATACATCTTCATTATCGGAATTGAGTAGCGCTTGGAATAGAGCGTCGTTCTTGGCAAACGCATACGCTTCTTTACCTGTCGTTTTGCTAACCTTCTTCGGTGGCGTAACTCCAAGCCCAAGCAATACATCTGCAAACTTGTCGTTGCTAGCAAGCGCCGCATCCTCCACCCCAACCTTGGCGAGCAGGGCTTCACGTTTGTATTTCTCTTCGGCAATCGCCTCATCTAACATCTCCTTATCTAGTTCGAGTACAGGGTTACAGAACATCTTAAGCGTCATGTCTATAAGCTTTAGCTCCTTAACAGGAAACCCGCCCTCAACTTCATGCATAAGATTTTTGAATATCTGCTCGCACAAATACACGTCATGCTTGCAATACTCAGCAAGCTCTTGCTCTACTTCATAAGGTATGTCGACCATGCCGTTGGTACTATGCACTGCATCACCTTTCGGTGGTAGTTCGTAGGTTTCAGCAAGCTTAGCCAAGCTATTGCCTACTTCTACGCCACGCAAAGCACGAGCCATGGATAACGAATCAAAGATGAACGCAGGCTTAGCACCATACACCCATGAAAGAATCGCTACGTCAAACTGTGCGTTGTGTGCGAGCACTGCGGTGTTAGCCCAGTCGATACTGTCGACCCACGCCTGTATGTCATCGTGTGCAACCCACTCAGCTACAGACTCAACGTCATCGTCTAGCCACTTGAAGCACAACCCGAACGCCTTGAACCTCTTGTCCCGAATGTATTGCTCAGTAGTTAGTTTTGACAGCGTGTAGTCGCTTCTATCCCAACGTGTTTCAAAGTCAACAACTAATACCTTATCAAATGGTGCGCTCATTCTTCTCTCTTATCTTCGCTTCTATTTTGTCAAACAGTTCACGGGTGTAGCCACCAATACCGCCTTCGTAGATTCGACCACCACTAACGATTTCTTTAATCTCATCGTCTGTTAGGTATTGCCACTCTTGGTTCATTGAAGTGTCCTGTTCTTCTCTTCCAACACCCTTTGCCCAACCTCACCTGCGGCTTCGATTAATAACAACGGCACTTCGGACTCGCCTATGTTTAAGCCGTAGACCTTTACGGTTTCTTTTTCTGAGTTGACAAGCACAACTACTGCCATGTGGTGCGAGTCTTCTACGGTGCACAGATGTAAGGCATCAGTTATTACCTTGTATGCGTTCTCTTTATTTATCATGAATTCCTTTCTATAGCGTCAAATAGTTCTTGAACGCCGTTAATGTTGTCTTCATTGACAACTAATGTAAAACCACCTGCGCTTCTTATCTTAGCCATCTCCAGTTCTTGTAGTCCAGTAGGCTTGTTACTGCCTGCTTTACACTCAATACCAATGAATATGCCCCGATAACAACACACAACATCAGGAACCCCACTACGCCCATAGCCACCAGTAGCAGGGAAAAAGTAATAAGCATCATTTCTTTTAATGGCATCGACAACTTTCTTTTTAACTTTAGCTTCGGGCGTCATACGCTGTACCTTTTACGCACGTCATCAATACGTTGCAGACAAAGCATGATTTGATTTATCTGCTTCTCTAGCATGACCGTATCTCCAACTGCGTTAGCCTTCAACGCCATGATTACCTCAGCTTCAAGGTTACATAGCGCCGCGTTCTCACGCATGAGCTTGAGCATTTCTTGTTCATCGACTGGCATGTTCTAGCTCCTTTAGAAACTTGATGCCCCTGTCAGTGAGAGAAAAGTGCACCTCACGACCTGTGCGTTTTTGTTTTACCAACTTTTTGGCTACGTTCTGTTTCAGATACTTGTGTGCAGTAGCTAAAGACATACCTGTATCCGCTTGGCACTCATTGATAACTCGCATGCCATTGAGTGCGCCCACGTGGTTAATCATGCCCAAGATATATTCTTCTTGCCACGATACGTTGTACGTATTACGTACTGGCTGACTTGTGTATGCGTTCAATTAGTCCTCCTTAAAAAGTAAACTTGCTTAGTATGTCGTCGACTTGCGTCTTGACTTCTGTGCGTGTGTCCACGTCCTTGCGTAAGTCTTTGATGTCGATGTTACCAATCACCCGCTTCAACGCCTTACGTGCTTCTTCTAACTGTGGGTCGTTAATGATATTCAACGAACCTGACAACTCACATAAGTCATGTGCATTATCTAACAACGAGTCGTGGAACTTGCGTGGCTTAGCTTCACCGCCGATGTAGTCAACGGATAGCCTGTCTGACATACGCTTGAGATGCTCAAGTAGTCTACCCTTGATGTCCTTCATCGCATACTCAACACGCTCGTCAGCTAGCTTGGCAAGCTTGGCTTGTAGTTCTTTCTGTGCTTCGTTACCTACGTCAACCCTAAAGTCACCTGATGATGGCACGGGCATGTAGTTAACGTTGAACTTAAAGCGGTGCTCAATGTCGTCCCCTGCTGGATAGTCGGTGCGGTTAAACATGTCACCTAGTGCCATAGCTTGTGCAGTAATCAGCGATGGGTATACAGATACGAACTCATCGACAAGCCCGAAGAACTTGTCTTCACGCTCTTGTAGCCACCCATTAAATTCCATGAACTTGGCACTAGATAGTAAACGAATACCTGAGTCACTCCATGGCAATGTGTTGTCATACACAAGGCTACGTGTTTCTGTAACGTATTGGTTAATAACTTCAAGCTCGCTACGACCTGCGAATAGGTTCTTGTTAACCCTAGCCGCACCTTTGTCTTGAGCGTTCTTGCCCTTGACCAACTCGTCTGTGGTTGAGCGGTCTAACTTGCGTGCAGTCCACTGCGATATGGATAACTCCACCAGCAGTGCGCACGTGTCTATGTTGTATCGTGTCATGTTTAGTTAATCCCTAGTTGTGAGAACAAGTCGTCCATGTCGTCAAGCTTCTCTGTGCGAGTAAGGATGACGCTCTTCTTGTCTTCTGATGTGCCAATCTTGTGGCAACCATTACCCCATACCTTGCTTGCGGTAGATGATGCAGAGCCGTAGACATGTAGCAAATCAAACTGACCAATAGGAATAGTCACAGTCTGATTAACACCGCAGGCATCAACATACGGACGGGTGTGGCTAGATAGTGCGCCGTATGGATACTTAGCAGGTTTGCGTTTAGCTTTGGTCTGTAGCACGCCGTTGCCATGCAATGTGCCGTCGTGGTCTTGGATTGCATACTCAACACCGATAGCGTTAAGTAATTTGACTGTGTTACTCAATGCTTTCTCGTGTAGAGATGTGTTAGTAAAACGGTTTACGGTTGTTTTAATTTTCTTCATTTGGAAATATCCTTAAGTTAGTTTGAGTAAATACGAACTGCTTTGCCTTGCGGTGGTATGAATTGGTCATTGTCAACAACGCCCCATAATGCAGGCACGTCAACCTTGCCATCACTACCATCTAGATACCCATCGGTTAACCATACAACGCCTTTGGGTTGATACTTTTTTGCACGAATGTATTGCACAACGCACTCGGGAGACGTGCCACCCCCGCCTGCAGGTTTAAGTAACGATGCGATATTGGCAAACTCATGTGGCTTGAAGTATTGGTCACCACATACTGCTGAGTCCCACCACAACATACGCACACCATCGGGCTGAACATTCTCAACGATGCGTGCAATCTCACCAAACACAGTAGGGTATATAGCACCCATAGAACCTGATGTATCACAAGCAATGATTAGCTCACCAGTTGACTCGCTGAAGTGCGAAGGCATAACAATACCTAGGGGCAGTAAGCGTTTGTTTGGTGGTGAGAATCGTGAGTAGTCATCACCTTCACACAGAGAAACAATCCACTCACGCACATGCTCACGCCAGTTGGTATCACGCTTCTGTGTTGCTCGGTCTAGTGGATTGTTGGACGACTTAGTTCCTGCCAACCTATCGGCGAGAACCTTGCCTTGGCGTAGTGCATCATCAATCTGTCTGCCGTTTTCCTTGGCTTCTTTGCTATCTATAGGTAGCTTGCCGAACTCGTGCGTGTCAAGCGGTTGTCCAGTTGCACCCTCAACAAAAGTGCCGTTGACTTGCACAACTTTTGTATCTTTCAACAAGTCCTGCAACACCTCAACGAATGACCACCGCTCATACTTGGGGTCATACAAAGGCTCAGGCTCTGTAGTCTTCTCGATGAACTGGAAGTGTGGGTCAATCTCAAACAGCGTAGCGTTAACCACGTAGTCCATCGCCATGTTGGTGAGCATCGGATACTTGTTGCTCAACTCTTCATAGGTAGTGCAATGTTGCAACGCTTTGTGCATAGCCTCATGCAACGCAACGAACCGCAACTGCTTGCGTGTCAACCCCATAACGAACTCAGGGTTGTAGATAACATCACGCCCGTTGGTGCCTGCAGTAGGGCACTCGTCTGTTAGCGTGATGTCACCCACATACACAACACCTGATAGACCTGCAAAGTCTTTGTTGTTACTGATATCCACATGAACCGCAATGATGCGATTGTGTGGGTCTAGTTTGTCCCATGTTTTACTCATAAATCCCCCTTACTTGGTTGCGAAGTAGATGCGGTTGTCATTCATCAATACTTGGAATGGCTTGACTGTTACGAACAACGATGCACGTGTTGAGTTGGCAATGTTGTTAGCGAACATAGACTGCAACTCTCTGCGGTTACGCATCACATACTCGGTGCAAGCCTCAGCCTCTTCTCTGCTAGACGTCTGTGTAACGCACTTCAATACAGTAATAATCTGTGCGACAGGGTTAGTAGGGATAGGGCAAGTGCTTGGGCTAGACACAATCTTGCTGAATGGTGGCGTGTCCTCGCCGAAGCGAATGAACGCACCCAAAGCCTCAGCACCTGCACGACCGATAGTGCCAGTCAATAGAGCCTGTAGTGTGTCAGCATCGTAGCCGTCTTTCTCATACACAATGTCACTCGCCGCATGCAATGAGCGTGGTGTGATGTATGCCTGTTGTGTGATGCGTGGGTTGAAGATGACATCGTTCTCTCGTGCTTGGTCTTTGCCCGCATACTTACCACCTGTTTCGTAGTCAAGGAACGAATCAAACCAATGTGGGTGCTCGTCTGTGCAAGCGATAACCTCAGGAGATAAGCCTAAATCAATAGCCCACTCACGCCACTCAGGTTGTGTCGGCTTACGCATGGTGAGGAACGCAAGGCGGTTACGCAAGTGTGCTTGGATTGAATCACCCAAACCCTCAACCGCAAGGTTAGTTCCACAGAACACAACTGAACCCTCAGCCATCTCGTAGTTACCCACCCTACGCTCATACACGATAGGGGCAAGAACATCTTTGATGAACTGCTTTGCTTTGGCAATCTCATCTAAGAACACCAAGCTAGGGCGAGCACCATTGACACCCTTTTGATTGAGCTTGCTAACACCGAACCTTTCATTCGGCAATTCCCTACTAACCCCTGCCTCTCGGTCAATGTCTGGCATCCATACAGAACCGTCACTCATCTGCGTGCAGTCAAGCTTGATGCTCACATGGTTAGAGAAGAACGGGTCTTGCTCAAGTGCATGGAACACACCTGTCTTGCCGATGCCGTTCTCGCCCTGAACAATGATGGTGCGTTTGTGACCTACTGCTTTAACTGCTTGTGCTACTTGTTTGAAGTTTAATAGTTGCATATATTCCTCATCGTTTGGTTTGTATAATACTGCTTTTTAGAAAGTATAACATACTGCTTTATAGAAATTACACCCCTCCTTTCATTAGGAATTACCCTTAGATACCAAGTAATACTTTCTTGGCAACTTGTTGTGGAACTGTGGCAGGGCTACCGAGCTACTACCTTGGCTGATATTGGCTATCTTTAGCAACGCGTTGGTGAGACTTTCCTTGAACTGCTCAGGCGTAATCTCGCTAGCGATGTCTTGGGCTTTCTCTCGCTTGTCGGCAAGCTCGCTAGGGTTAGCACCCCAACTGCCGTAGATAAGCTTTCTGTCTGTGTTGTATACAACCTTGCTTGCCAAGGTATCGAATGTGGCTTGGGCTAGCTCGTCAAAGATAAGGGCGAACTCAGGTAGCTCTAGCGGTAGCACATCTTGTTGTAAGAATGTAAACATCTTAGCCCTCGCACCGAACGACAGGTTGCTCTCACCGAAAGGTCGCCCCATGCGTGCCGCAATCTTGGCATTGTCTTTGAGTGTGGGTAGCTTGAACTGCTGAAGCGTGATGTATGCCTCAAGGTCAGCCTTGAGCTTCTTGCGTTTGTCTTTGTCCTCATCTGTTGAACGCAAGGTGTAGATGTCAGCGTGCCATGACTCGTCAAGAATCAATAGCCCATCATCAACTCTGAATGTCAGCAACGCAGAGAAGTCTTTGCCTTGGTCTGAATAGCGTGGGTTGAGTGGCACACGAACTTCTGTGCCATCTGTTGTATGTAACTTGATGCCGTTATACAAACCTGTGAACTTGTATGCGGTGTCTGATTCGTATGTGTTACGCATACCCCTGACGGCTATCTGAAACTTGGCAGGTGATTCGGGCTTGAGATACCGCACAGTTTCTACGCCACATATCTTGATTACATAACTCTGTGGGTCTTTTTGTATCATCAACTGGCTTTCTGATACACGACGCAGAGGGCGTTGATTCTCGTCATACTTCTTACTGCGTGGTGGTTTCTTTGTCTTGTTGAAAAATTCTTCTGCTTGTTGGTATGAAATGATTGGCATACTATTCTCCTAATGCGTGTCTAAGTTGTTCACTAATGTTTACCTCAACCTCTTCTCCTGCGTGCTTTGCCGAGAAGAGAACCCATGCTGAACCTTGCGTGCCAACCTCTAAGCACACCCTGTTCATGCCACCCCATTCGGGGCTTACTACTACCTCAATGTATTTTGAGTAAAGAAAGTTAATTGATGTTGCCCCATCAATACCGTTGACAAGATTGCGTGCCAGTTTGAGTGGTAGCACACCCTCGTCTTTGATAGTTACATCAATCCAGTTAGGTATCTCGCCATACTCTTGGTTGTTGTATATCTCTTCGGATATTTCAATGTGATGTGAGCAACCCTCTTTGAGCTTGTCCCACGCTTCGTCCCACCCCTCATCATCACAGTTGGCTGGGTTAGCGAGCCATTCGTTGTCGTTGTGGTGGAAATACACATACCTGTATGTTATTGGCATACCTACCTCCTTAGTTGTTGAATGTAATAGTTGCGGTGCTGAGCATCTCCTGTAGCTTTTCGTTGACCATTTCCTCAAGCCTGTCGTCAACTTTGTCAGCCACGATATCGTCAATGTCGCAATGGTCAGTCAGCGAGAACTCACAGCTGAAGTAGTTATCAACGCAGTTGCTTATCTTGTCGTTGCACTCATCAGCGATATCAACTTCATTTTCCATATACTCCACAACGGCTTTGTCTAGCTTTTCACCTACCCACCCAGCCTGTTCTAGCACCGCATCCACGCAGTCTTGCAGGGATTGGTCACCCTCAGGTGGGGTTGTGTTTGGTTGGGCTTTAGTTTGGTTCATGATGACCGTAGTAAGAAGAAGACTGAGCTTGATAGAGAACTGTGCCACCATCTCGTCAATGATTCTTTGTGGGTCAAGTTGTGTTTGATTGTTGTGCAGAACTTCTGCACTAGCTTGCGTGATTGCGTTCATAGCTTCTTCTTCCTCTGCTGTTGTTGGTAATGTGGTGTAGTTATCCATGCTGTTCCTCCTTAGTTTTTAAGTAGTGTTCCGTCATGCGTTGTTGTAGTTCGGCTATGCCTTTGTCCCAATACAACTCTTGCAATGAAGCCCCTAT